GAGCGCTTTTGCTTCGACCATCGCGGCGTTAAACAGAATGCCTAACTGTTTCAGGGGCTCCGTTTCCCCAGATAGGCCGGCCCGTAGCTTCGCCAGGGCTTCTTCCGGTCTTAGGTTGTTAAAGGACGCCACATCAGCGGACGTGCGAACCAAATCAGCGGAGAATTTTGAGAGATCGTCGCCGGATAGGCCGGCGGCGGTACCGAAAACACCAAAACTTGAGGCGGCTTCCAAAAATTCGCCCCTGGACATGCCTACGGCGGTCGCGGCGTCGTTCGCTGACTCGATGATCGAATCCGCTCCGGAACGGAAAATAGCTTTTGTTTTCGACATGGATTCGTCGAAATCGCTGGCTAAATCTACGGCTTTCGCTCCCAGACCTACCGCTGCGACCGTTACGCCAGCGGTCATTTTTGCGAACGATGCGGCTACTTTCTTAGCGGCGTTAGCTGATGATCTAGAAAACTTGTCTAGGGATTTGGTGGCGTTTTTGGTCGCTTTGCGTAAACCGGAGGCGTCGCCCCCGATCAGCATGCTGATTGACGCTTTTTTACTTGCCACGGTTCGCCTCGATCGCGTCGTCCAAAATTTGTTCTAGCTCATCGTTATAGTAATCCACGACGTTTCTAAATTGAATGTCTGCCGCCTTGTAGATAAACGGTTGTGGTGTTCGCCGGCTTTGCGCCCGTCGCATTAGGCGGTCCCTGAAGGTGACGGGATCACCGAAAACGACACGTCCCACGTAAGGAATCTTTTTGCGGCCTACCCGAACGACGCCGCCTTTAGTGGTTCCCGAGGTCCTTATGTCCTTTTTGAGGCGGCCGGATCGGACGGGAGCTTGTCGGCGTGCTTCGTCGGCCACAATATCGGCGGCGCCCTTGTGGATATCCTGAAACCGTTTCTTAAAATCGGCGTCGATTTGCCCCATCATGCGCTGGGCCTGCCGCAACCCTTTAATTTCTATGGTGGTTTTTCTACCTACGTTTTGCCTTGGCAAGTTTCGCCGCCCGTTCTTCGGCTTTGACTTTCTCGTTCCATGCCGTCAGTAGGCCCATCAGGGTTAATGAATCGGCGTTTAAGAGAACGTCGAGGGGTTGTCCGGTGTTTATCGCTAACACTCCTAACTGGTAGGCGTAGCTTCTTCGACTAAAGGGCTTTCGTCGGCCTCAAATTCGACCGTGTAGCCGGCATCCAGCCACTGTTGAAAATCTAAACCGTCGTGCTGGTTTTGGCGGCGTGCCGCTTCATATCCCAGCCAGTAAATATGCGTTAAACGCGGATTTTCGCCCATTTCCAGGATCGAAACATCAAAGTGTGCTTCAAATGCTACGAATAGCGCCCCGGTGCCGTCATAGGTTCGGACAACCCCCTGGTTATCTGTTACTTGGATTTGTGCTCTCAGCAACGTTTTCTCCTTGTTTTTAGCTTGTTGCTTTGGTTACTGCGCCAGTTATCGGCCAGGACACGGAAACGGTGGACAGTTCGCCCACGGCTCCATTTGCGCTCGGAAGTTCCGTTACGAGAACGTCGAACGTATAAACGGGGTTCGTTGCCGATGCTGCCGCCGCGTCGTTCTTAACAACACAAGTGGTTGTTGTGCCGAGCAGCGTGTACAGCGTCGCTTCAACTTCGCCGGACGCTAAATCCTGATTCATTTCTAAATCAAGTGTTCCGGTTTGGAGCCCTCCGATATAGGTGCGATTGTTGTCACCCATAGCGGTTGTTTCTAGCTGGTCAGCTTCGCGGCTAAACGTAATCGACGTAACGTGGTCACTCAGGGCCACGCCGTTTACCGTCAGATAAGCATTATTCATCATAAATGCGGCCATAATTAACCTTCCTTCTTGGCCCGGGAAGCGGCCAAATGACCGCCGTCTATAAGCGCCTCAATGTTAAGGCCCTCAAGATCTTTATCTGTGACTGTTTCGCCTAGTTTCCCAAACGTACACTTTTTGGTTTTTATTTTGTAATCGCTCACTGTCCGTAGACCTCCAGTTCAAATCGAGCGCCCATAAATTCACCTTCTCCGACCACAATTTGCCCGTAGTCGGCAACTCTTGTTATTCTCGCATCTGCGGCGGTGCCACCCAGCGTAGCGTCTCCCTGGATCGCGTTATAAACACTCGTGGAACCGGAAACGTAGCTGTCGAGTTTGTCTTGTGCGGCTTCGGCGTAGAACCGTTGGGCCAAAACCAAAACCTCAAAATTGAACCGCTGGAGCTGGCTGGCGTTTGTGCTTGCCCCCATCGTCACGTTGTAATCCACGGGAGGCGAGCCCGGAACGACAACCGCTACCGGAGGCACCACTCGGTCCGGTACGGTGTCGAACACGGCAACGAGGCCCGAAAGTGTTTCGAGCCTGGTTTTGATACCGTCCTTAATTGCTCCGTAGTCGGCCACTACGCGACACCGATGCGCCTATAACCGGCTAGGAGCCGTTGTATGTCAGGGTCGATTCTTGATACCCGGATAGGCCCAAAATCGTTTACAACGCCAGCCATGACGCCTAACGGGCTGCTGCGGCGTTGAAATAAGCGAGCCGACAAGATTAAGGCCGCTTGTTGTACGGCTGCCGGCGCTGCACTCTTGTAGCCCCATTTCGCCGTTACCTCGACCGTAGGGCGATCGCTTGTGTAACGAGGAAATGGGGACGAAACCGAACGAATGCAATTAAAGGGGGCGCTGTTCCCGACAACTATAAAATCGTCGGTGATTGTCAGGGTCGTCCCGTAGGCACCGTCGTTGCTGTCGTCCTGTTTCACTACAAGAGAGTCTGTTGTGTAGAAGTCGTCCGTATACACAAGCACGTTTGTAGACGGCTGGTAGACACGCGCTGATGCGCTCCCAGACGCCACAAACGTGCGTCCACAGAAATTGTTGATCTCGTCCTCGGCGGCGTCAATCGCGTCCTCGATGTAGTCATCCTCCGACGTGGTGCCGGACGGGATACCCAAGGAGGCTTTGACAAGTGCTGTGGTTGTGTAGTTAGGCATTATTTCTTAGCTGCTGGCTTCTTCGCCGGAGCTTTCTTTTTTGCTGGGGGTTTCTCGGCGGCCTTTTCGGGCTTTTGTACCCTGCTAGGCGCTTGTTTTTCCCACAAATCGTCGTGTGTGCTCATGTGTTCCTTAGTCCTGGATAGGGGCCGGGCCATGCCTTGTATCGGCCCAGCCCCTTGTCCGGGTGTTATCCCCTCTAGCTACTAGAAGGACGGGGCAATCAAGCCGCTTCCGACCACGGCGCTTATCGCCGCTGGGTAGCGCCCTGGTACGAATCCGACGTACTGGTACATGACAAGAGTAAGTGTCAAGTTCAGCCCTGCGGTTTCGTCCATTCTCATCATCATTTCGCCATCCTCGAAAAGGAGCATGTCGTTTCGAGAAACAACGTAAACGGCATCTTCTGTGCCGGCTCCCAGATCGGTGCGGATATTGGCGTCGGTAACGATAGGAATACCGGCGATTTGGCTGCCAGTGTTTCCATAGCCTGCCGCTGGGCCTGTACCCATTGCATTTTGTGGCACGTTGGTTTGTGGCAGCACAAGCGGTCGGCTGTTGCCGTCGACTCCAGCTTGTATCCATGCCAAACGGCGAGGGTGCATCACGATGAGGTCAGGCGCCCGATAAATGCCGCTGTTTATTTGCTGGATAGCGTCGAGGAGCTTTGGATAAAACTCTGCGACGGTTGGGCTGGCGTCAGTCCAAGTAACGCTGTTGATGCCGGTTACTTGGGAAATGCCGAGCAGTTGCCCTGATGAACCGGAACCGTTAATGAGTTGGTTGTCGAGGGTTGTTGACATAGCGGAGGCCATATCCCCAGTTACCAAAGCGTCAATACCGGTGCCTCGCTCCATTGCTTGGCGGCTGAGTTGCTGGCCGCTAGCTACGGTGCTGATGTTGCTGGTGAGCAGCGTGTCGTCGATATCGGTTTCCGATACGGCGTCGTTTTCTGCTGCTTGTATCGCTGCGCTTGCTCCGGTGGTAACCCTCGAAATGTTAAGGGTCATGCCGGATTCTGGGAGCGGTAGGTTACGGCATTGGTCTGCAAAAGGACGGCCTGCGCGAGCCAGTGGCGCGGCGAGGTCTGTCAAGTATTGCGGAACAACTAGACCGGCATAGTTGCTGGTCGTGCCGTCACGAGTTACGAGCATTTCTTGTTGGTGGCGGTGAATTCGCTCTGTCGCTGCCGCATCCTTAGAAACAACGCTGTCGATGAAGTCTTTAACAAAAGACAGTTCGTGGCTGTTGTCGGACCGGTAGGTGAGCGGTTCTTCTTTAACGACCGCCTGGCCTGTTGCCGGTGCTTCCTCGGGGTTTTCTGCGTTCATAGCCCTAACTTCCGCTCGCATGGCGTCCGCTTTTAAGGTCGCTTCCTGCATTGTTCGTAGATCCTCGATACGGCGATCCAGTTCGCTAGCGCGAGTTTGGAAATCCGCGAGGTTCTTATCTTCTTCTTCGGTGAGGTCGCGTACTTCGTCCGCTGCCCTGTTCACCAAAGCTGTCTGCATAGCGCTTATTTCGGAGCGCTCTGCGATCAACTGGTCTAGCAGTTTCATAAAACAGTTCTCCTGTGTCACGTTCGTTTATCGAAGGTAACGACAGGTGCTAGAGCGGCGTGTCGTTGGCGTTCTACTAAAACCTTAGCGCGTCTCGGCGTCAAGTAAGTGACGCCAGCGTGCGAGCCGGGGTACTAGCGTTTCGTCGTCGGGGTTAAACGCCCTGGCTGCTATGAGTTGTGCGTCCCCGTAAGCCGGGGCGGTCGGGGCGGTGAGGAGCGCTACGTGATCAAGTTTTGCTTCTACTCGTGTTACGTGCCGGCGCCCGTCGTGTTTCGCTTCGTCGTTGCGAACTGGCACAAATCCCACCGAAAACCCGGAAACGTACCCATTTTTTGCGAGTTCTAGCGCTTCGCGGGCTCGTTCAGTTGGCGCCATCTCAAAATCTGCGATTAAACCGATTTGGTCTTTTTCCCAGCTAGCGGATTTGCCTATCGGCATGTTTTCGCGGTCGTGACCGTGCATTAAGGGGATATTGCGGCCCCGTTCCTGTATGGATTTGTCGAAAACGCTTTTTCCGAACCGCTCAACATAGGTGCCGGCGTCATAAGTGGCGTTCCACGGTGCCACTAACGCCACTATGTGGTGCTGTCCGTCGGTTTCTCGTACTTCAATGTCGCTGATTTCTAGCGTTCGGTGTTCAATTTCCATTTTTCACCCTAAAAGGTCGTCGTGAGCCACTGAAGCGGTCACGTTTTCCAAATCGCGAATTTCGTCGATAGTGAGCCATCCGCCTTCCAAAGCGGTTTTGTGAGCGTCGAAGCGTTCGTTTCGGCTTCCACGGATCAAAGCGTCAATGTTGAGGCGTGCCACTTGGCCTCGGGGTAGTTCCTGGGTAAATGCCTGTTCTACTCTCGAATACCAGCCGCGGAGACAGAATCGAACAAAGTTAATCGAGTCCTGTTGGACGTTTTGGTAGGTCATGGAGCCGCCCTCGGCTGGCACGTTGACCATGTGAGATGGAACCTTAAACATTGTTGTGATTTCTCGCGCGCTGTTCACACGGGCCTGTACGAACTCTAAATCTTTAGGGGATAGTTGGAGCGGCTGATACTTGATACCGGCTGAGAGAACCGCTGGTGAGCGCTGGCGGCCACCGTGTGCGGCAACGAAAGCGCTTTTAAGGTCGCTGGCTTCTTCCCTGGTGAGTTCGCTATCTGCCTGTAGAACGCCGGTCGGTACTGCGCCGGTTGTGTAGAAATCGGCGGCCATTTCGTCGCCGGCGATAGCGATGCCGAGCGAACGTCGGGTAGCGGTTACTACGCCTAGACCTTCAGTAGCGCCGGGCAGCGTCATACCTCGGATGTGCATGATGTCGTCGAACGGGACAGCTACGCCGTTTACTTGATATTCGATAGCGCCCGTTTGTGTAGTTCTCACTGAAACGACGTCAGGGTTTAACGGGATTGCTGTTTGTGGATATCCGAGGCTGTCACGGTCCCCCAGTAGGCAGTAGGCGTTGCCGGCCAAAAGCAAACTAGTCACAATGGACGAAATGGTGTCTATTCGTGTAGCTGTCGGGTCGGGCTGCTCCAGCAGTCGCGGTGTTGGTTGGACGATTTCGCCGCGCCTGTATGAGTGAAACGGGAGCGAACCTATCGAATCGCTGATGAGCTGGACACAGGCGTACAGCGTTGGGATCGTCAATGAGGAACTGTTACTAACGGTGAGCGGCCCGGTCAGCGGTTGCGGCGTCATGCCGCGAGAGGGGATCACGAAGTTGATGTCTCGGTCCTCAGTTTTACGGCCCCTCAATAGTCGCGTTATCACATTTGCTGCCTTTCAACGACCACGCCTAGAAACATAAGTGCTGCGCACAAGACAAGCCCCAGGCCGGCCATTTCGCCTAAAACAAACGCGAAGTATGAGGCCAGACCAAAAGCGAGCAACTGCAAAAACGTTCCGAGCATTTAATAGATTTTTGGTTTCGGTGGAATTACCACTGGTTCTAATCGTAGTGCAACGTCAACCGCCATTATGGAAGCCACCGCCGCGTCGATTCTTCTTTTGCTTTGCCGGCTCTCTTTTGTGACCCTGACACCGTACCTATCGGACCGGGTATGACAGTTGGCGACGTGGCGAGATAGCGCCGGGTTGTGATCGTGGGCCAGGGTTCGAGTTAAAACCAGTTCACTAAATTGTGAGCAAGCCGGAACCATCCTTTTAGGGGTTTGCGGATACTCGATGAGTTGCGCCCCGGTTTCCTGCTCAATAACCAGCATGGCGTGTTGCATGGCAAACGGGTCATAGACAACGGCCCTGGGTTTCCATTCTTCGATTAGTTCGGTAATTCGGTGAGAAACTTCGTCGAGGGGTACGCGCCAGGCGTCCTCCGCTCCTATCGGCTTTTCCCAAATTTCGAGAACGTTCACGATTTTGTTAGGGGTTGCGGCAACAATCACCGTGGAATCGTTCGCAAAACTGGCGTCAACTGCAAAAACTACGTCCTCGTCGCCTGGCGTGATTGTCGCCTCCGGGCAAGCGTCGAACTGTTCCGCCGATAACCACTGTTCGCGGTCCTTCGTCCATTGTCCCAAATGCAGCCGCCTAAATTCTCCCTCCGGTAACTGTAGAACCTGAGATTGCAGATAGGTGTCGTCGAGCCAATCTCCGAACGCTGGGTGGAACCGCCAGGCAGCTAAATCGTCGTGCGCCATATCGGGCGGCGGTGGATTCCAATATGACCACCATGTGTCGTCGGTGATTTCCCCAGCTTGTACCCGTTTGTCGTATTCGACCAGATCCCACAAATAGGAATCGTCGCCGCTGCCCGGTGTGGTGATGTGAACCAGCATGGATTGTTTACGAGCGCCGGAACCCGACAAGAGAGCTTCGGTGAGTTCGCCGTCTTTGTGAGCCCACGTTTCGTCCACGATGCAAAACGTGGGGTTTAGACCGTGGGCCAGGCGTCCGTCACTGGATAGCACCCTGAGCACTCCGCCCGATAGCGGACAATACAAAGAGTCCTTAAACACTTCGACCGCTGACGCCAGTTCCGGTTCTAGCTCGATCATGGCTTTGATGTTGTCGAGCACGATTCGGGCCTGGTCCTTAGAAGCTGCAACACAGTAAACCTCAGGAGCCCATTCGCCGGAACCGATGAGGGCATACAACGCTATTGCTGATAAAAGCTCTGATTTGCCGGATTTTCGGGGCAGCATCACTAAACAGTGTTTGTGCTGCCATAACCCGTCGTCGGTTGTCTCGAATAGCCCGTCAATGATTTCTCGTTGAAATGGTCGTAGTTCAATTAGTGAGCCGGCGAGGTCGCCGCGGTGATGTTTGCAAAATGTTTCGATGAAATCAGCTACCTCGGCACCCAAACTGGTTTTAGTCGTCATCGAGTCCTGCCCAGTCGCTCCAAAACGAATTTACCCTGCGACCCACACGCCCAAAACAGCGGCGCGTAGCTAACAGTATTCGGCTTTTGTTTGTGATCGAGAAAATCCCCGTACCGTTTCACGTCATATAGCGCGACCGCAGCGCCGCTTTCCCACAGGTCCATCATCCACTGAGAGCCTTTACTGCATGGGAGGAGAGCTATCCCGTCGCCGTGTTCTATAAACTTTTTGACCCACGGCGTGCATTGTGACCAGGGCGGATTCATCCAGACGAAACCATGCCAGGGTGAAGTTAAGCCGTCGTCCTCGATGGTGTAAACATTCCGGGCCGGGACCGCGGAATACTCTGCTGGCGGGCTCGCCACGTCTAAATCAAACATGACGGCGAGATCGTCAAAAACGGCCCTGGGTGTGTACCGTTCGTCAGTTGTTTCAGGGTTCCATTCCAAACCGAAAAGCCGCTGGTTGTTCATTTGAGCCACCTATCCAGCTTGCTGGTGATTTCCTTCGTGGTAGCCACCGTCAGGCCCAGCTTTCCACGGCTAACAGGGTTAAGGCCCATATCGCTAAAGAATCCCCGTTGGACATCCAGCAGCTTTCGAGCTTCTAACGAATATTTCAGAAAAGTGTCGTCGTCCTCGGCTAGTTCCATTCGGCGTTTAACGTCGGCGTACTGGTCATGCAAACGGCATAACTGCGCCAAAGCTGGTAAATCCGATTCCGATACCCACAAAGCGGCGGCCCTAGTCACTTTTACCCAAAGCTCTGAGCCGGCATCCCGTAAATCAGTTGGAATGGCTGGCGGACCGTCTACCGGTTCGGCCACGTCGTGGAGCGTTCCGGGGTCACGTTTGCCCGGTTTGCCGAGCTTTTGTTGCAATTCGACTGGTTTTTTAGTTTTCGACATTGTTTTTGGAAATCATGGCTTTTTTGTCAAAAGTCCCAGAAATAAACCGTTTTTTGAAAATTTTATATCGCGGCGGTGTTCTAAAGCT